GTGCGTGAAGGAGTATGCCCGGGCACAACACATGTCTGTCAGTGATTTTATTGAGTTTTCATTGGTTAAAAACCTTGGTCTCGAAGGGGTTGACCTTGGTTCCCGGACTAAGGTTCCGATGGATAAGGATGAAATATTTGGGGAGGATAAGAAAAATGAATAAAATGATACCAAGACACGCGGAGTTTGCCAGGCGGGTTGCCGGCGGAGAACAAGCGTCGGAAGTTTTTAGAGATTTATTTCCTCGTTCAAAGGGGTGGAAGGATAAATCTGTTTGGGAAAAGGCGTCAAAGTTGTTAGCCAAGGTTCGGCCAAGAATGGACGAAATTCAAAAGAAGGCCACTGATTCAACGGTTATGTCATTGTTGGAGAGAAAAAGAGTCCTGTCAGAGATCGGTCGGGGAAGGATTACAAATTTTGTAACAGCCGGCGCTGACGGTGTTGTTGTGAATGTCGGGCCGGAAAATTTAAACTCGGCGGCTCTTGAATCAATCGAATCGCGTTGCGTAACAACCGGGGAAGGAGACGGAAAGCAAGATGCGGTTGTCACGAAGATCAAATTAGAAAGTAAAGTTCAGGCCATTGCCGAAATAAACAAGATGGAGAAGGTTTATACTGACGGAACCGGAGATCGTCAATTGGTTGTTATTTTAAGGGAAGCGCCGCGGATAGGGATTGAAAAACCAGCAATTGAAGCGAAGGTGGTTAAGAAGAAACTGAAAGCATGAAACGAATTAAAATATTATGGTGGCCGAAGCAATTAGAGGCATGTCGGGCGGCCGATACGCATAGATACACGCTATTTGGAGGCAGTCGCGGTCCGGGGAAATCGTGGTGGATCCGCTGGTATTTACTTGAGTTTCTATTGCGGTGCCGCGAAGAAGGGTTAAACGGTATTCACGTGGGGCTTTTCTGTGAGGATTATGTTTCCCTGACGGACCGGCAGGTCAGTAAAATTACAGCAGAGTTTCCGCGTGAGCTTGGCGAAGTCCGTAAATCAACAACAGAAGGTCTCGGGTTTCATTTCCACGATGGAAATGGATTCCTGGCGTTGCGCAATCTGGATGATCCGAGCCGGTATCAGTCCGCTGAGTTCGCTGTTGTGGGTGTGGATGAGTTGACTAAGAATCCGTTATCAACTTTCAACATCTTGCGCGGATCAATGCGTTGGCCGGGGATTGAGAAGACTCGGTTTGTGGCGACAAGTAACCCGGGGGGCGTTGGACATCAATGGGTTAAGGGATATTGGATTGATCGTCAATTCCCGTCAGAGTTGCTGACAGAAGCTGATCAATTTGCGTTCGTCAAGGCGTTACCAAGCGATAATCCGGCGCTGCCAAAGTCGTATTGGGAAATGCTCAATACCTTACCGGAACCATTGCGCCTGGCGTGGGTTGAAGGCCGGTGGGATGTGTTCACCGAACAGGCGTTTGCGTTCAATCCGAACGTACATGTCATTCAACCATTACCGGTGCCGGTTAATGCGCCGCTTTACATGACGTTCGACTGGGGATTCGGCAAACCGTATTCGGTCGGGTGGTGGTGGGTGGACCAGGATGGTCGGTTGTACCGGTTCACTGAGCTTTACGGCGCCATGCCCGGCGGGATGGATATTGGACTGCGGCAGACTGACGAAGAGATTGCCGAGCGAATCATTGCACATGAACATAAACAAGGGATAGACGGCCGGCATATCACGCGGATTTGCGATCCGACCTGTTTTAATAAGAAGGCAGACTATCGCGGGGGCGGACAGGGTCCATCCACGGCCGAGGTGTTCGCCGGCGCCGGTCTTCAGATGAGTCCTGGGGATGCGAGCAGGGTGTTAAAGTTCAGGCAACTTCATCAGCGTTTACGGGTGATATCCGGACAGATGCCGATGTTAGTGGTCTATCCATGTTGCCAGGATTTCATCCGGACGATTCAGTTGATGCAGGTTGACCCGCATGACCCCGAGGAGATTTTAACAACACTGGAAGACCATCAAGTCGACGATGCGTGTCATGTGTGCATGGCACGTCCAGTTGGTAACACGGCCGGAATAACCCAAATGAAGGAAGGAACATTGGAGGATTGTTTAAAGTGAAAATAAATAAGTTTGAATCCGGTTTTGATATTAACCCAGAAAGCGTTCATGTTAAAATCGGACGTATACATATACGGGAGAATAAACACGGAAGAATGAATAGGATTTACACAGTAGAGCGTTCAATTGATGGAGGTAAAAGGTACACAATAGCAGGAGACACATCGGGACACCCGTTCTTTTTCTCAACCTTTTTAGAAGCATATCGTTTCTGTAAAAAACATTGTTGTTTTTCTTCAAACTTTAAACTTCGAATTGTGCGGTTTAACAGGAATTGTGTTGTTAAAAATTGTATATCTCGGCATATTTTAATGATTAACGGATATTTACAATGAAAGAGTATGCCGCTTTTGATGTCGTGGATTATATTGAGGCAACCGACGAAGAACGGGAGGAAATAGACGGAGAGTTCGCGGGACAGCCGGCGGAAGTGGTGGCGATGCACGTTACAAACGCAGATGGAGCGGGGATAGTTAATTAGGAAAGGTGATTAAATGAAAATAGAGATAGACGCAGATGATGTTAGATTTTAGATTTCAGGTTCGGAACCCGAAAGCAAACAGCGCGCAAGTATACGTTTATTTTTCGGAAGTAATAAAATGGCATAAATTGGAGAAATTTCAATGACAACAAAAACACCCACTCAACAACATTATCAACCGGACCGCAAGGTTGTGGTCTTACGGTTTGAAAACAATGATTCAAATCCTCTCAACGGCGAGTATTTTATCCGTGGCGGAGTATGTTGGCCGGTGGCGGTCCGAACTTCAACTGGTCAATCCGTAAAAGGTCATGCGGTTTTGGTAGGCTACAACCTGTTCACGAAGACGTACACCATGTTTGAAGATACGGATTTTATCTGCGTGGATCCGGTCGTCGAGAATAATCGCGTAATGTACGATGGGGTGGCAAACTGGTTTAATGAGTGCTGGTCAAAGTATTTTTGCCGGTACTGGTATTATCACCAGGACGAGACGACACATCGGATGTACTTACTCCAGACAATACGGTCTGAGATGATCAAGCCGACGCCAGGGTTTATTGAAATCCCATGGCAAGATGAAGGCGCTGTCGTTCCGGTGTTATGGCGTATGATAAGTAACAAGAGATTGAAATTCAACTCTCCGTCTCCGGTCATATTGGACCAGATACGACAATGTCAAACGACGCTGGGCGCGTCGGATTTAGGATTATATCCTGCCGTTCACGCGTTGGTGTGCGCGTTGGCCGGGATGGAAAGATGGCCGTGGAGGGAGAGGGTATGAAGATGACTATGAAAGATTACGGTAATACCCTAGTCGTGAACGATCCGCTTCTGGTTGCATACATGCGCGTCAACTCTTGTCGGACTCCCGCCGCAGAAGCGGCGTTGCGTAAAACGCCCGAGGGAAGAAAATATTTTTTATTGATAGCCAAAGAGCGTCGCAAAGAGCCGCTGGCCTTGCGTCGTTTTCCGCGCTTAATGGGACAAGTAGCAAGAAAAAGGGTAGATAAAATCATTGACAACATCGTTCAGATTTGATATAAGACGAGCGTTTAAGAATAGTCGCGCCGTAAAACGGCGCGTGGATTGAAACGAACGTGTAAACGTTCATACCAGAGAGCCTAGAGCTTCAGCGTTGAACTGAACTCTAGGCTTTTCTGTTATGAGCGAACAACAATCTTTAAATCGTTCCGATCTGGCCGCCTTCATATCCAATCTCTATACCCACTGGAAACAAAATCGTTCTGTCTTACAAGATAAATGGAACTCCAACAATGCCGCTTTCCGGGGTATCAGCGAATACAAGTGGAAAGCCAAGGAAGGCGAAGATTGGCGGTCAAATACCTTCATCAACGTTACCAAGCAAAAAGTTGTGTCGGCTTGCGCGCTGGTGATTGATATGCTTCTCGCCGGCGGGAAAATTCCATTCATGCTCAAGCCCTCGCCCTGGGACGACATCCAGCTGGAAGAACTGCCGCCGGATGCCCAGGAAGAGACGAAGAAAACAATTGACGACATGCGGCGTACGATTGAACAGCAGTTGCTTGACTGCAATGCCGACCGTGCGCTGATGAAAAATGTATTATCCGAAGCGGTCTATGGCGAAACTATTGCAAAACTCATCGTCCACGAAGTCAAGCGGGAGCGATGGCAAAGTAATCTTCAGCTGGGGGCGCAAGTAACCGATGTTGGGCACGTGCCGGTTGAATATAAATCATTTGAAAAGGTGACGGAAAGAAACATGGCTCCGGGGTGGGAGTTTATTCCGGTATGGGATTTCTTCCGCGACATGGAAACCGATGATCTCAAAGCCGGCGCCGGATGTATTCATCGTCAACTCGTGTCTCCGTTCTGGTTGAGACAGAAAAAAGGCCGCCCGTTTTACATTGACGCGAACATTGACACAGCGATTTCACGCGCCGGCCAGTCAGACACTGGCACGAAACAGCCCGAACAAGATCCCGCCTCGCTATCTCCCGCCATGCGCGACATAAAATTCCGTCAGAACACGATCCTATATTTGGAGTTCTGGGGTCGTGTTCCGCGCGGGACGGTCGAAGCGTTCGAGGCCGAAGTGTTCGCTGGCGATGTTCCGAGCGTGGTATTCAATGAGCAGGAAAATTCAGGCGACGAAATCGAGGTCATGGTTTGTGTGGCCGGCGACCAGGTTGTGCGATATGTGCGGACGACGGCCGACGAGCGGCCCTTCTTCCGCGGCGTGTGGGAAGATAGCCTTGACGGACAAGGGGCGATTGGAGTTGCTGATAACGCGGCTAATGCGCAGTTCATTCTCAATGGAGCAATTAGGGCGTATGAAGATAATAAGAAGTTGTCCGCGAATGTAATCACCGTGGTGAAACGTCGTTATCTTGAAAGAGATTTAAAAGAACTCACTCCCGGAATGATAATTGATGCGTCCGAGGATTGCGATGATGCGAAAAAAGCCATCATGCCGATCGTCATTCCGGATGTCGGGGAATCGTTGCTCAATCTGATTGCGCTTGCCGAAAAATATGCCGACATGGATACGTTGATCCCGAAGTTGACGCAAGGCTTGGACGTGAAAGAGCCGCAGATGCGCGCGTATGTCGCGCAACAGCAGGTGGAAAAATCCGGAAAGTACATCGGTCAGGTCATACGAAATAACGACGAATCGCTGATCGAGCCACTTGTCGAAGCATTCTATGATTACAACATGCAGGATCCGAGCACGGTTAAAGGTAAAGGTTCGTACATCGTCAAGGCGCTTGGGTTTACCAGTTACCAAGATCGGATTGAGCGGATTGAAAAACTCAAAAGCATGTTGACGCTTGTATTGTCCAGTCCAGAACTGATGGCTGAATCAAAGGTGCGTTGGTATCTGGAAGAAATCGCCAAGGCTTTAGATATGGATTCGGAACAGGCGGTTAAATCTGAACAGGAAAAACAACAAGAGGCGCAGGCTGTTCAACCTGATCCGCTTGTTCAGGCGCAGACCGCAAAGTTGAACGCAGAGGCCGAGCGCGCAAATGCCGATGCGCAAGCGAAGATTTCCGGGGTGCAGACTGATTCGGAAAAACTTACTTTAGAACGTGCAAAAGTTATACACGATATGGAAACGAAGGAAACAAAACCACAACAGAAGGTAGAGATAAAATGACGCTATTCAAGATGTTGTATTTTTTGATTGACAAAATGTCTCGCTTTTGATATAACGCGTGCAAAAAGAATAAATGAATTTAAAAAAGATTTTATCGGATGACGAAATTCTTACGTTGGTGCGACTGAATGAGACTGGCTCCGGGCAAGTGTTGTTGAAAGTTTTGGAGTATGAAAAAAACAGGGTGCGTCTTGATCTTGAGCACAACCCGATAGTGGCGAATGATAAAACCGACTTCCGGTTTAAGGCCGGAGTGATCGAAGGTATTAAACTGGCCGAACAAGCATCGAGTGATGCGCGGCTTATTGTAATAAAAACAGAGGAAAGGAAAGAGTCATGAAGAAACTTATTTGTGTTGCTGGGTTTGCGATGGTTGCGTGTCTGGTTTTTGCCGGGAACGAACGTGGTAATAAGAATTACACGGGCGAGATTAATTTTGACGGTGATGTTAAGATTAAAGGAACTAAAGTTACGGTAACTGCGGCAGAGTTGAATTGTTTGGACGGTCTCTTGGCTAATCAGATCATAGTTGGCGATGTGTCGGGAACGACCGTTGCGTATATCACCCAGACCGATACAAATTCCACGACAACGGTTACCACGAAAACACCCGCTTTTGCCGGTCAAGTCCTGGTTGGCAAAGAAGGCGGTACGAATCAAGCTTGGATCGCTTGCGGCACGACCACAAACGATTGGGTTGTGATAATGGTTCCGTAACATTTTGATAAAAACGAAACTGAAATAAGGAGAGACACAATGCCAGACGAGAACACACAAGATGTGCAAGTCGCAGAGCAAGCGTCCGATGCATCGTTCGGAGATGGGTTTGCCGATGAAGCGGTAAAGGTTGATCAACCTAAAAAAGAAGAAGTGTCGCAGGTAAAGACTGATGATAAGCCGGCGGATGACGCCGCACAAACTCAGGTTGATGGTGATAAGAAATCCGAAGAGAAGGTTGAGGAAAAACCAAAGACTGCCCAGGAGCGGATGGAAGAGTTGGCGAATAATCGTGCTCCGGTAGAAACCGCGCCGAAAGAAACGCCGCAAGTCCAGGCGCAGGCGCAAGTGCCGGTTCAGACCGCCGAACAGGGGAATTGGATAAATGACCTGATTAAATCTCCGGAAGTGGCAAACACCAAGATCGGTGTGGACGGAAAAGAAATGACAGTGGCGGAGTTTGCTAAGGAGTATCCCGAAGCGATACAAGCCCCGGTCGCGGTTGCGAAAGTGATGATCGAAAAGGTTGTCAAGGAAATTCAGGAAAAAGCCGGCGTGGAAATTCAAGGCATCCGGTCGCAACTGAAGACGATGCAATTTTGGGACGGTGTTTATCAGGTGCATCCTGACGCCCGTAAGATTGCGTCAAGTCCGGAGTTCAAGGATTGGGTTTCAAAACAATCTCCATTGGCGGCCAAATTGGTTTCATCGGAAGATACGGCGGATGCAGTTTCTGTCCTGGACGCTTATAAGGAATCGTTGGCGAAGTCCGATAAAGCGATTAAGGATAAAGAGGCGGCCAAGCGTAAACAAGCCAAGGACGGTTTGCACGGAGAAAGTTTAAGAGGCGCCGGTGGTGCGCCGGCGAGTAATAATAAAGATCAGGACGATTTCGATGCCGGCTTTGGTCAAAAATAACGTGTGGATGGGGCAGTACGAAACTCGCGCCATACCGATGGAGGGGAAGGAGGTGCGTTGTTCAGTATGTGGTCAGTTACTTTGTAAGGGCGATATGGCCCAAGGTAGCAAGTTGGAGTTTAAGTGTCATCGTTGCCGTAACATGATAAGATTTTGGTTTAAATAATGTTTTGATGGGGCGCAAAATGTGTCCCGGAATGTAAGTCCGCCAGAAGGCCACGAGCCTCCGCGCAAAAGAAATGTAAAGCAAGGAGGCTCAGTCATGGCTACAAACGTTTATGGAGATATCTCTCCTAGGACGGCAGGATTTGCCGTTCGCAAATTGCTTGATCGTGGTCAGTTCCTGATGGTTTTGGAACGATTCGGTCAGGTTGATCCGCAAGGTCAGAACAAGACAAAAACCCGGAAATGGCGCCGGTATCTCAGTCTGCCGAGGGCAACCGCCCCGCTGGCTGAAGGTATCAGTCCTGCCGGTCAACGCCTGAATTACGTTGATGTCAACGCCACCCTGGAACAATACGGGGACTTGGTGAAGGTCAGTGACGTTATTCTGGACACGCACGAAGATCCCGTTCTTGACGAGACCGTCAAGATTATGGGCGAGCAGGCGGCCGAGACCGTTGAGGTTGTCCGCTACAACGTCTTGAAGGCTGGAACGAACGTGTTCTATCCTGCCGGCGCAACGACCCGCGTTGGGGTTGCTAGTCCGATTACCCGCGCCGTTCTTCGGCAGGTGATCCGGTCATTCAACCGTAACAAGGCCCGTTCAATCAGCGAGATCATCAAGGCTTCAGCTTTGGTCAGCACCGAACCTGTGGCGCCGTCGTATTTCGCGCTTGGTCATACCGACCTTGAGTCGGACATTCGCGGAATCATCGGATTTGTTCCCTGTGAACAGTACAGCAACAGCGATAAAGCGTTGCCGGGTGAAATCGGCAAGGTTGAAAGTACGCGGTTCATTCTATCCGCCTTGCTTGAACCTTGGCTGGCCGCTGCTACAACCGCCAGTACTCAGTCAACGTATCTGAGTAATGGTGCTGTTACTGCTTCCGGCAGTGCGGATGTGTATCCGATCCTGGTTATAGCCCGGGATGCTTACGCAATCGTTCCGTTGCAGGGTAAAAACGCCGCGTCCGTTGCGGTGGTCAATCCCAAGCCGGTTCACGGCGACGAACTTGGTCAGAGCGGATTTGCGTCTTGGAAGACCTACCAGACCGCCGCGATTCTGAATCAACTGTGGATTGCGCGTATTGAGGTGGCTTGCACCGCTACGCCTTCCTAATGAAACGATAATAACAAAAAAAAGGAGAAATAAGTTATGGCAAAAAAAGTGTCAGGAAGCTTTAACGGCACCGGTGCCACGCTCTATGTCTGTTGCGGGTTTGTCCCGGACAAGGTCATTCTGCGGAACACCGAGGCCACAACCTGCCTGGTTGCTAAATGGAACAGGCATTCGCGCAGCGCGGAACAGATCGCCGGCGTCTTGGAAACCCAGGGCGTCTCGTCTGCTTTGGCAAATGGCGCGGGAATTGGTCGGTATTACGGTGGAGACATGCTCACGTCTGCCAACCAGACCAGCGTGACCTACGGCGAAGGCGTCTATCTTGGCTTTGACAAGAAAGACTATCGCGGTTTGGACATCGTGTCTGGTAGCGCGGCGATTGATACATGGACGCTGGATACCAACGGAAACAGGACCGGTCATTTCAACAACGATGTGGTCGGAACGTACATCGGCGAAGGTTCGGAAATCTGCATTGATGGCAAATGGTATGTCATTGAAGCGGTTACGGCCGGACAAGGTGTATCTGCCGATGAAGTAACGCTTTCCGAAGCGGTCGCTTCCGGCGTTGTTGAACATATCAGTGGCATGTACGACCTTTCGCCCCTGGCGGTTGGTTCGCTCACGCCTGCCGGGTTCTACGTCAAGAGCAACACGCTTAACGGAAACGGCGAGTTGATGTTGTTCGAAGCCGAGCTGTTTGACAATTAAGTTCAAAACATGAAATGCGCAGGGGTTGGTTCTATTCCAGCCCCTGCATTTTCAAAAACACAAGGAGAGACTATGAGCAAAGATGCTAAGAGCAAAGAGCCGGAAGTCCAGGAAGTAGAACAGCGCAAGATTGAGAAACCTAAAGAGAAATATTATCGCATGAAGTTTCACGCCAAGTCGAATCCGAACGACGAGGATGATGTAAAACTTTCAGTCAACGGCGAGACGGTTGTCATTGAACGGCAAAAGGAAGTTGTGCTTCCGAAGCGGTATAAGGTTTGCGCCGAAAACGCGCGTTCTCCGCAGTTCAGACAGTTGCCGAATCAGCCAAGAAAACTTGTTGGCGAGGTAATTACGTTTCCGTTTGATCTGCTTGGCGACGGCACGGAAGATGAATATCTCGACATGAAACGTTCCGGCACTAAGGCCACGAAAGAAGCCGTTGAGCGCGACGGTTCCAACGCATAAGCCGATTTACAGATCGGCAAAGAGAGATTTATGGCAGTTATTACGGCCTATACCGATTTATATCCATTGATGGTCCCGGAATTGCCCGGATGCCCTGAAAATTTTATCCTGCAGTCGTTAAAAAAGACCTTACGCAAGT